TTGTGCAGTGTGGTGGATTGTTACAGCGGATGCAATAACTAGGGAATCTATGTAAAGAGGTGGCAAACCCCCTGAAAAACGCTGCCAAGTGTTGACACTTTTGAGCGTGGAATGGCGTGGAATAGGGGGAAGGTGGGGGGGTTTGAAAAAAGATCGGTCGCGCCGCCTATATGGCAGGTGTTTTCCGCTGCCATCCAGCACCCACCACATTCTCACTCGCTTCTCGATCTCACCCTGATCTCACAACACCCCTGCCTCTGTACCAGTCATACCGTTCACGCATTCGTGCTCAACCACCTGTGTCCTGCGTCACTTCATTCTCGTCTCGGTATCAGGACTTGACGCACGCTTCTCGTAGCGTATAATGCATATCTGCTCGTCAATCCGAGCACAATATTTGGGAGGCACAATGGGTGCACTAGAGAAGCTCTTCGGTAAGAAGAAGGTTCAGACCAAGAAGGCGGTGCTTACACCGTCCGTGAAGAAGGCTGCTCCTAAGGGGAAGCCTGTGACACGAAAGACTGTTGCTAAGGGTGGCAAGTCTCGCGGTAAGTAGGTCTATTGGGTATTGGTGTCTGTGAGAGCGGTGCTTTGGCGCCTGCCTCACGGCACCGTGACCCTCATCTCACGACTCAACCTCGCTTCGCGAGTTTTCGGGCCGAGCCTGAGGCTCACTGGCGGGTCAAAACAAAAAGGAGCTACAATATTCTAAGGATTTTTGAGTATTGCGGTTCGTGCCGGGCTTCGGAAGACACGCTTCTTTCGGTGTGGTGCGACAGGTGCAGGAAACCAATTTGCGAGAGATGCTTACTGGTGGCAAAAGACCACCCGGGCTGGTATCAGTGCACGAAGTGCTTTCAATCGTTCAGGACGGCTGAGTTGGACAGTATTAACCCGTCAGCCTTTTTGCATGAACGAGTTGAAGACGCTCTGCACGGAATAGGATTCTAAGGAAAACCACATGGCAAAGCAGAAACCCAAAGCAGTAAACGAGTCTTCATATCTTCCACCCCGTCCCGGTCAGCCGTGGTATTCAGCGGACTTTGGCGCTAGCGCAGAGTCAAGCGAAGCTTCGGATAAACATGATGGACTTGGCGCGTTCCTGCCAAAGCAACCCAGCATGCGTGAAAAGATATTTGACGCGCTGTCTGGTGAGCTTGCCGTCGTTCTTCTCATTGGTCTTGTCTCAACCACAACTGCGTGGACTGCAATCCAAGCGTCCTTCCACGGCGGAACCGCAGACGGGTCGTATGGCGAATACCAGACCTCTATGGCGGAAGCCAATAACCTGTGGATTACCGCAGAGGTCAAATACCGTGCAGACCTCCTGACATGGGACACAGGTGCGGGGGGATCATACGAATACGCACTCTATGCAAAGCCATGCCGAGAGAGCGGGGAGTCCCAGCTGCCAGACTGCGCTCCGTATATGGAGGCGGTTTACAACCCATACAGCGAAGCATTTGATGCGGCGCAGCCGCTCCTTGAAACCTCAGAGATTGAGGCCGGACACAGCAACCGACTGCAAATGCTGACGGGCATCTTTGCGGTGTCCCTCTTCCTTCTAGGCGTAACCTCGCCGATGAAAAAGCGTAAAAACGCGGCATACCTCATTGCCTTTGCCGCCACCCTCTGGGCAACAGGGGTTGCGATCTTGGCGTCAGTCCCAATCATTATTTTGTAGGAGGAACTATGGACTACATCATTCCGCTTCTTATCGGGGGAGCCGTAGGATTCATCTTTGCAGGGCTTGGGGCATACGTTCCCGCCCCGCCAAATATTCAGGGGCTTCTTGGGGTGGCCGGGATCACCCTTTATGCTCATTACGATCCTTACCTTTGCGGTTGGGATTATTCGGTCGTGAACACCCGTAGCCGCGCACGGGCTATTGTCTTTCTTTTGCTTTCGGCGATCATCCTTGTCCCGTTCCTTGCCGTTGCTGCGAGCCGGACATATGGCGTAGAGATTGATGCACCAGCAACCTCTGAGCCGACGCCAGAACCGACCACTGAAGAGCCGGCGCCGACCCAGCCCGTTGAGCCGTCACCAGAGCCAAGTGTTGAGCCCACACCAGAGCCAACTCCTAGGTCAGCGACAGGGCCGACCCCAACACCAGAGCCAACCCTAGAGACGACGCCAGAGATCAGCGGGTCAGAAGAGCCTTCGGAAACCACAGGGCCACAACCGCAAGCACCTCAGTGGAAAATTGGAGATCCTCCAGTAGACATGCCTCCAGTGCGGATTGAAATCCCAGCCGGCTATTCCGCAGAGAACCAAATCCCAATCGCCGACCAAGAAGGAGGCGTCAGGGGGCCTGGGGCGTATTCGGTAATTAGCGAAGGCGTGCTTCTGGGGAACTATATGTTTGACCCCGTTTCCTCAAGGCAGCTTCTGGAAATGATGCGATCACCAGAATGTGATCTTGGGCCGTTCTGCGGGGCGATCATCGTTCCAAGCAACGGGACCATCAACCCCGGAACACCAATTATCCCCTAGGATCAGTTAAGATAGCAACCTAGTGAGCAACCAGCTGGAGTACCTAAAGGAAATGACTGGGAAGTGGCACCTCGTTGAACGATGGGTTGAGGTTGAGGGTGAGCACTATAAGTTCACGCAAGACCGAGACATGATGATCGTGACAGACAACTTGGGGGCATCGTTTGCCCGCCTATCAGTACGGATCGCTGACAAGCCAGCGCCGGAAGGCTGGTTCTGGCTACGAAACTGGTCAGAAAATGAGAAGTTTTGGGAGAAGGTCTCTCACCACTTTGAGCTCAGCACGGATGTCGTGCAGGTCTCGCCCTATGTGGACACGGTGGCGGCGAGATTCCTTCTTAGTCCACTGGAGGCGACAAATGAACAAGCGACCACGAAGGCTTTCAACGAAAAGGGTCGTGACGAAGACATACTTTGAGTATGGCGTCACCCCAGCGGCTAACAAGACCGCTGCTGGAAACTATATAAACTTTGTACTGGGTGTTGTTCTTGTAGTCGGCATCTATCTCATTGCGGGGGCGTTTGGAATCTAATGTCAGCGCCAAGCCGTGAAGAGATGCTTGAGCTCGGTCGCGCAACCGGTCGCGCCGCGACGCGTGAAGACGCCGAGAATATCGTTGCTGGCTTGATGCAAACCGTCCGCACGGTCAGGGAGCAGTCGGGACACGACAGCCAGATCGCGTGGTCCCTGATGGCTGCAATTGAGGGCATACGAGAGACAATGAAGAGGTTTGATGCGCAGGGTTAAGTCGTTGGCTTGGCTTGTGGTTAACACCTTGGCGACGGTGGTGATTTCTACTGTCGTTGGCGTAGCCGTAATGGCTGCTGCCTTTATGACTGGGGCGGCAATATTTCTTGGGATTGTGCGGCGGAAATAACCCGTTGCCACTCAATTTCAATCAACTGCTCTTCGCTATATACCCCACGACCAAGATGAGTCGCATGCCTGCAGTACCAGTTGGGGGAGCCCTGGAGATCGAGAAGGGCTCCGTGTCGTTCATCCTGTGGGCACGCAGGTCCCCAGTACCACCCGTCACTGATCCAGCGCACGCGAACCTCTTCGCGAGAGGTTGGCTGCCCAACGCGAAGTTCTTGCTGCGGACGAGATGCTCTACGACGACTTGCCATATGTGGGCATCAGTATGACTGAAGAAAAGCAAGTGTCAACCTCAGAGGCCCCACAGCCAGACCCCGAAGAGTTAGTATTGACTTGCGCGAACTGCGGGCGTATGCTTGATGAGCGCAAGTGCAAGCTGGTTTGTGAGTGCGGGTATTTCGCTTCGTGCTCAGATTACTATTAGGAGGCAGAAGATGATTAGTCCTGTGGTTCATTTTGGTAACTATTCCATTGACGAGCAGCTGGAACTGCTTGATCGTGATCTCCGAGCGTATCAGCGCATTTGGCTAATTGAGCGCAGCCCAGAGGGGGTGTGGGGCATTGCCATTGTGAAGGACCTGCCTGAGCATCAGTGGCCAGAGCCGAATGAATACGGCGTGGTTCCCCGCTCTGACACCTATCAGACCATCGTCTACCGTCGTCATGAGTGCCTTGCCAAGGCGATCTGGGACGCACGAGAAGACCTGTTGATCCGCAATGAAAACGAAGATCATGAGAGCCATGATGCGGAGGCTGAAAAGAAGTTCACGGAGCCAATCAACCCAGATCCAGTCACGGGGATTGCCGACCTTCTGAAGGAATAGTGACCGCTGGGAGAAAGGATAAAACCCAGCGGTCTCGTGCATCATAGACCATTCCAAATGGTGTATGCTTTTGTTATGACGGATCGCGCGGGGGCTCCAACAGACCGGGTGTGGGCAGTGTACTTTTTGTATGCCCAATCGTTTCCATTGTCTATTAACCTTGACCAGCGTCGCCCAGATGATGAAGAGCCGTATGCCGTAACGATTGCGGACGGAGGGGAAGTTTTTATTCGTCTTTCCGATGATGAGGTGAGTTGGCTAATTGCCAAGAAAGTGGGGATATCGTGAGCCGATTGCTACTTATTGTTCCAAGCCGAAAGCGACCGCAGTCTTGCGACGAGCTTCTTACCGCATTTGAAGAGACTGCGGAAGACGCCGATATTCTCTTTGGCTTAGATGATGACGACAAGAGCGAATACTCCGCCCGGGTTCTTGAGAGGTCGTCTATTAACCCGCGACTGCGAATGGGCGGAACGCTGAACCTGCTTGCGACGCAGAATGCTGACAAGTACGAATTCCTATCCTTTATGGGGGACGACCACCGACCACGAACGAAGGGGTGGGACCGAGTTCTTTGTGAAGCTATTGGCGAACGCCCGGGCGTCTCATACGGGGACGATCTCCTTCAGGGCGCAAACCTTCCAACCGCCGTCACGATGTCAGCAGAGATTGTCCGACGAATTGGGTACATGGTTCCACCTGTACTCGTCCACATGTACATGGACAACTTCTGGAGGGACTTTGGGAGCAAAATAGGGAACCTCCAGTACCGAGCAGATGTTGTGATTGAGCACATGCACTATCTGGCCGGTAAGGCAGTCAACGACCTTCAGTACCAGGAGGTTAATGCATCTCATGTGTACGAGAAAGACCGTCTTGCATACGAGGATTACCAGAAGACCCAAATGGAAACCGACGCAATGCTGGTTTTGCGAGCATGAAGATACTTATCACTGGACATAGGGGATTTGTTGGTCGCCACTTCACAAACTTCTACCGTGAAAAGGGCCACGAGGTGTTTGGCGTAGACATCACCGCAGATACCCCTCGAGAAGCAAGGGATTTCTTCCGCAAGGACGACATTCAATGGGACCTTGTGATTCACCTCGCTGCCGTCGTTGGCGGGCGAGCAAAGATTGAAGGAGACCCACTCTCGGTCGCCGTTGACCTCTCCATTGACGCAGAGATGTGGCAGTGGGCAATAAGGACAAAGCAGCCAAGGGTCGTGTACTTTTCATCTTCCGCCGCATATCCCATTGAGCTGCAAACGCGAGAGAACCATGTGTCACTCTCGGAGCACATGATCAACCTCAATGACATTCGCAGCCCAGACTTTACTTACGGGTGGTCCAAGCTGACAGGTGAATACCTTGCACAGTTTGCTGCCGCAGAGGGGGTAAAGACACATGTCTTCCGACCATTCTCTGGATACGGTGAGGACCAGGCGCTGGACTACCCATTCCCTTCGTTCATTGAGCGGGCAAAGCGACGCGCAGACCCGTTTGAAGTATGGGGAGATGGGCACCAGACGCGGGACTTTGTGCACATTGATGACATTGTCGCAACCGTTAACGCAGCGATTGATCAGGACTATCGTGACCCGCTGAATATCGGAACCGGGCGACCGACATCGTTCCTTGCCCTTGCCGATCTTGTATGTAGCGAAGTTGGGTATAAGCCAGAAATTGTTACATACCCAGAAAAGCCAGTTGGGGTTTTCTGGAGGGTATCCGACCCAGTAATGAGCTTTCAGGTGTACCAGCCAAGAATCACCCTAGAAGAGGGGATCAAGAGGGCGCTTTTGACACGCTGACCGAAACACTCTAGGATGCCCATAGAAAGGGGGGCTGTATGGAAGAAGTAATACGGCTTTACAGAATTGACGAGGTTGAAAAAAACCTTAAAGAGTGCAGGTCGGAAATTGTGGCGCACGTGACGCACCAGAAGAAGCTACGTGTGGCTGAGATGACCAACTGGTCTCAAACTCAAGAGTTCCTTACCCTTGCCGTTCGTGTGTATGAGGCTGTTGGCAACGGGGTTGAATTCCAAGACCTTGCCAGAAGGGGAATTAACTCTGCAGACGATGCGAGAGCCGCGAGGAAGTGGCACGATGAAAACCCAGGACGATGGCCGCAGGGAGGAACCAGTGCCGAATAGTTCAGTAAAGACATTTGAAGAAACGTTTAAAGAAATCTACGATGAGGCGTATGAGCTTCTTTGCGAGAAGCAGGCCCGATATGGTGACTCCAACATTGAGCATCTCGGACTGCATGGGGTAATCAGCCGAATCGGGAACGACAAGATTGCTCGAGCGCGAAAGTTCATGCAGGGCAAGATCGTTGACGGCCATGTGATCCTTGATCCACTTGACGAGGGCACATACGAATCCCTTGCAGACACCCTTCTGGACATTGCAAACTACGCGCTCATTGCAGTTGCGCTTCAACGCGGATTGTGGGGCGCGCCGATGGAGCGAGATTTGCCGGGGCGGCCAAAGAAGTGAACCCACAGTTCATTGAGGCGCTTAAGGCGGCCAAGAAGGAAGGGAAGATTGACGCGGTCAGGGAGGGCATGCGGTCACTTCACTCGGCGACTGCATGGGCACAGGCTCAGGAGGGTGACAGTGAGTACCATCGCGGACTTCGCGACGGAATAGTCTTAGCAATGGAGGCGATTGGGTATAACCGATGGGAAGCACAACGCGGTATGAAGTCTGGAAACTTGAACGATCAGAAGAAGGGATAGGTTACAAATGGGCAATATGGGACCAAGCCACAAACACGGTGGCAAAAAGCGGACTAGCGCAAACGGCAGACGACGCCGTAGAAATAACGACGTTCTGGATTGGTTTTCTGACCGATATCGCAAACCGACTCCAGCAGCAAAAAAGATAACGCAGGTGTGGCTGGCGAAATCGTTTGCCATGAGCAACGCCAATTTAATCCCGCTCGTCGGCGGAGAGGAGCTCAAAACCATTGCCGTTGAAATGATGGAGGTCGCATCTGCGATTGGCGGTGTGCACGGTTGCAAGATCACGCTATCTGAACCACGGGAAGGCGATCCCTATTACGAGAGCGATATGGAAATGATCATTGATGGCATGCGGCACGATGTGGTGATCTCATCGCTTGACCTGAACGAGCTGTTGACATCATCCGTTGGATGGATTAACCGAAGGGGCATCAAGTGAGCGCATCTGACCGACTTCGCAAGTTGGTTGAGCATGCTGTCTCGGGGGACACGACCCCAGTTTTAAGGGGGATTGGTATTAGCCAACGAGGGAAGGTTGAACTTTTCTCTAGGCTGGCATATATTGCAGGTCTTAAGAGAGCTCTTGAGATAGTGGAAGAGTATGAAAAGGAGCAATCAGATGGCGGACGCCAAGAATCTAGTCGTTGACAACCGCGGGCGACCGCTGGATGGCTGGCACTGCACTCAGTGCGAAACAAAGATTGACGACAAGGTAATGGAGGGCTATCCGGCTACGATTGACCCAAAATATAAGAAGGCAACATGCCATAAGTGCAGGAAGGTGAAGGTTATTAAGAAATGGGATCAAAAGTAAGGGCTATTGCGATATTTATCGCAGCTGTTTTATTCATATCTGCTCCCGGAGCGGTTGACGCAAGACAAAAAAGATCTAAGAACGTTTACCGAGTTAAATACACCTACAGCAGTTCGCTTGGATACAAATGGGCGCAAGATAGAATCAACCAAGGGTACACCACTAGGCTTGACGGCAAGGCCCCTACTCCCAACAGCTATGGATCTGGAATTGATGTCTACATTGTTGATAGCGGCGTCGGCGCAGAAGACTGTGCAAACCACGGTTCAATGGTGGCAAGCGTTGTCAGCAATTCAAGCATTGGGATCGCTACTGGAGTTAACATTATTAGCGTTAAGGTTCTGGACTGCAAGGGCGAGACCACAGAGGAGAATTTGGTCAACGCAATCAACTCCATCAAGGAAACAGCGGTTCCTAGCAGGTCAGTGGTTAATATCAGCATTGGCGGAGCTAAGAGTGCCGCAGTTGATGCAGCAGCCAGCAGCCTCGGGTTGATGATGCCGGTTGTTGTTGCGGCTGGAAATGAGTTTACTGATGCATGCAAAACAAGTCCAGCTGGTGCAAGCAATGTAATCACTGTTGGAGGAGTTGATAAATACCATTACATGGCATGGTTCTCAAACCACGGTCAGTGTGTTGATATTTGGGCTCCCGGTAAAAGCGTGGACGCGATTGACAAGAATGGCGCTTCACGAAAGATAAGCGGAACAAGCATATCTGCGCCGCTCGTAACTGCAGCGATTGCATGGGTTGCAGATAGGGATAATTCAACAACTATGGAGGCTGCGCTTACTGTATTCAGGGAGAGCAGTGATGCTCCAGTTATGACGCCGTATCACAGCGGAGGAAAGAAGCCGTTCTCGCTGTGGATTCGGGATGTGCCAGTAAACTGGATTAGAACCGACTACCCGACTTCGCTGCCGTAAAGTAGAACGTGCTTCCGCTTAGGTCCGCAGCGTAGACCAGCGCGTCAACAAGGTCGTCGTGTTCCCCGTTTGGAAATGCCGCCATCTCCGCCTCTAGGTCTTTGATCCCAGGCGCTCCCTTAAGATGGAAAACCTTTCCAGCCTCGTATCGCGCAGCAAGAGCCCTAGCGCGAGTAACCTTGTCCTTGTCTGGTCGGACGGGTCTGGCGGGAAGGTTAGTTGTGCCAAGAATCTCACGAACGAACGTGCTTTGGTGCTGGACCGCTTCAATGTTTACCGACTCTAGCGGTCGTGCGCTCTCTGTCATCTCTGGCGAGTGTGGGATTAGATACTGCGGCCAAAGGAGCTTCGGTCCGTCATCTGCAACAAGATCTCCGTCCCTAGTAACTCCAGTAATCCAGTCTCGATGACCCTCCACTAGCCGCGCTTTCCACGCGCCAATAACATAAAGGTTGTGATCAGCATCTTCCACAACCTCCACACACGACGTGTAGTCACTTCGCTCAGATGCAGAGGATGCAAGGTCAATTCCAACCCTCCGAGCCCCAGACGGGACGCTGTCGGTTTGCTTAAACCTGTCGTACCTAAAGATGTTTCCGCCCATTGAGGTGACGTCGTTCTGGAACTGCAGCATGAAAATAGGACTTCCGAGTTCCTCTCGCTTCTTGTCCATGTCTGCAACCGTATACATCTCTGGCCAGAGAATCTGATCGCCCTCAACCGCCCGCCTAAGCATGACGGGTGTTCCCTTCTCCTTGAGGTCGTTATAAAAATCGTCTTCGTGCCAACGGGTTCCGATATACCAGCGCTTGGCCCCCGGCACAAGCATTGGGTCAACAACTTGCCAGTAGGTGTCTTGCGCTTTCTGGCGCTGAACGGCAGTGGCGTTTTCCTTCATGCCAACCATGTCGTCGCCAATTAAAATGTCTAGACGGGCACCAGGCTTAATTGAGCCAAGTCCGTCAGCAAAGCATGTGGCATCTTTGCCCATGTTGGCACCCTTGATAGTCCAGACCTCATCCGTCCACTTGGGACCAACAACCCCGTCTCTTGCCCATTCAAAGATCTCAGCAAAATGTGGTGATTCAATAATCGCCTTGATTGCACGAGAGCGAGCAAGGGCATCTGAAAGCACAGAGGTAAGAATGCCAACCCTAATCTTTCCTTGGCTTACACCGATAAGGCGAGCCACCCTATGAATCAGTTGAGTTGTCTTGGCGTGTCCGCGCGGCATCAAGACGAGTGCTCGGTCGTTCTTGTCTAGGAAACGCTCCATTTCCCTGAGGTGCTTGGGAAAGACAAGATTGCCGACGTATTCCGCAAATGCTGCGTCAGACGTCTTCGCTTGCTGTCTCAACCACAGTCTGTACTGCTTGCTGTCCATCGCCGACCTCCTCTAGTGCGTCAGCCCAATTACGTAGGCGCTTTGCTAGGTCCTCTGCATTCAAGCCATCAATTGCGTGGTCAATCATCTGCATCTGAACGGCACCACCATTTGCACCAGTGATCTCAATCTTAGAAGCCTCGTAAGCCCCGGTTAGTTTTGCAAGGCGATCTATGACCTCAAGCTGTACCTTGAGAAACGCAACCTGCCCGCTAAACGAGTTCTCTCGAGCAGAGGCATGACCCTGGGCCGCCGCCCTTGCCACCCTATTTGCTCGCTCAATAAGTTCAACCTTGCTCTCAACGGGACCGATTGCATCTTCCAGAGCCATTTTGCGCATTTTCGCAATGTACTTTTTAATGGTGTCCGGCTTAAGATCAAACTGAGCGCCAATCTCGGCAACAGATACACCATTAAAGTGCAAATGGTAAATTTCCCGTTCAAGCTTATTTTGATCGTTTTTGGTACGTCTTCCAATTTGTGCCATGCGCTGACTATACCACATAATCTGCCCTTGACGGAAAGTTGCAGGATTTTTCAATTTGCTTTAGGGTTTGCTCATGCCAAGAAGCAGGTGGCCAAGGAAGACTGAAGAGCCTGAGATCAGGCGCTTTCAGGAGGCGTGCATGGCGTGGGCCAGCCAGTCCCAGATTAGCCTGAACAAAGTATTCATTGCTGCCGGGAAAAAGAGAAACAAGGGAATCTGGTGGGCAAAAGAAAGGTTCTACGGCGGTGTCGTTCCAACAGATGACGATATTGCTTGGGCTCGCCTGAATGCGCTTAACGACGTGCTATCCGCAGAGAACCTGGCCGCCCTTGCAAAGCATCGGCGAACCGTGGCAAAGTTTTGCTATTCCTGTGCAAATAAGAAAATGAACGACATTTCCGCTAGGTGTTGGGATGGCGGGTGCCCCCTACGGCCCGTAAGCCCCCTTCCTCTAAGGGTTCCCGTAGAAAATAAGCCCATAGAGTAGGCGGTTTCCGCAGGCTATAATCTAGCCATGGCACTTTCCACCTATGACATTGCAACCGAGCAGGGCTCTTCATATGGGTCTGTTGTCACCTATGAGGACGACAACGGAGATCCAGTAAACTTGACTGGGTATACTGCCAATATGCAGGTCAGAACCTATGCTGGGGCAGCAGTTCCATCCCTCACGCTTGCAAGCTCAAGCGGGCTGGCGACTGGCGGGGCGGCGGGAACGATAACCATTTCTATCTCGGCTTCCGCCCTTTCGGCGGTCAGGGCTGGTTCCTACGTTTACGACCTAGAAATCCAAAGCCCAGGCGGTGTTGTCACTAAGTTGCTGAGTGGAAATTTTACGATTGAGCAGGAGGTTACCCGTTGAGCCAAGTAACAGTTACGCAGGTTAATCGGAACGTAACCGTTACCGAAGCCGCGGCAAACCTGTTGGTCACGACAGGAATCATCTCTTCCCCGCACGGGACTTTCACCCACAGCCAGAACGCCCCGGCCAGCACATGGGTCATTAACCACAATCTTGGCTGTAAGCCCTCGGTTACGGTTGTAGATAGCGGCGGAAATGTACAGATCGGCGAGGTCTTGTATAACTCGGATAATCAGATTACGATCACATTTGTATCCGCCTTTGGCGGGTACGCCTACCTAAACTGAGGAGACGCCCGTGAAGGTCCTGACCAGTCTAACGCTTAGCAGCTTCCTAGACCTACAGAAGAATGAGTTGCGCAATGCTGCCATTCAGGTTCTTGCCACCCCGCCGTCCTCGCCTGTCACGGGTCAGATCTATTACAACTCAGACTCAAATGACGGCCCAATTGGCATCATGGTCTACAACGGAACTCTTTGGGAGTCCGTTGGATCAATTGACGGCCTTTCAGGAACGGCTCCAATCAGCGTTAGCGTTTCTGGTGGCGTTGCAACAATCAGCATCTCGGCGGCAGACGGCACGAACCCAGGTTCAATGTCTGCTGCGCACTACACGCTGGTCAATAACGCCACTGATGCAAACACCGCAAGCACAATCGTCAAGCGCGATGCATCGGGGAACTTCACCGCTGGGACCGTTAGCGCAACAAGCGTAACTATCTCTGGCGCGGTAACCAACGCAACTGACGCAGCGACCAAGGCATACGTAGACGGCGTAGCATCTGGACTTGATGTCAAGGCATCGGTCCGAGTTGCCACAACTGCAAACATTGCACTTGCCACTGCTCTTGAAAACGGCGACGCAATTGACGGGATTACGCTTGCCACTGGCGACCGCGTCCTTGTTAAGAATCAGTCAACTGGTTCCGAGAATGGTATTTACGTTGTTCAGTCTTCTGGCGCGGCAGTTCGCTCAAGCGATGCCGACGTAAGCGCAGAGGTAACCCCAGGCCTATTTACCTTCGTTGAAGAGGGAACAGCAAACGGGAACACGGGTTGGGTTCTTACCACCGATGGAACAATTACACTTGGAACAACCGCGCTTGTATTTACGCAGTTCTCTGGGTCTGGCGCAGTTACTGGCGGCGCTGGACTCACCCTCACTGGAACTGACCTTGCGGTCAACGTTGATGACTCAACCATTGAGATTGCCTCTGACACCCTTCGCGTCAAGGACGCCGGGATTACTGCAGCAAAGCTTGCAACCAGCGCTGTTGATGTCTCAACCTCAACAGTAACTGGAACTCTTCCAGTTGCCAAGGGTGGTACTGGGGCAACAACTGCCTCTGACAACACCGTCTTCGCCGGTCCTGCAACTGGTGGTCCTTCTGCCCCCTCATTCCGATCACTTGTTGCTTCGGACATTCCAAGCCACGGCACTGATAAGCTCACGAGCGGCACGCTTGGCGTTGAGCGCGGCGGCACTGGTGCCGCAACATTCACTGCTGGTATCGTCAAGTCGTCTGGCGGAACTAATGCGCTAACGACCGCAAGCACGATTGCCCTTGGAAGCGAAGTCTCTGGCACGCTGCCAGTTGCAAACGGTGGTACTGGAGCAAGCACCCTGACATCTGGTGGCGTACTGCTCGGCAACGGGACAAGCACCATCGGAGCAACCTCTGCGGGAACTGCCAATCAGGTCCTTCGGGTTCCGGGCGCTGGTGGATCACCAGCCTTTGGCGCTATTGACCTTACGCAGTCTGCTGCCGTCACTGGCGCGCTGCCAATCGCAAATGGTGGTACTGGTCAGACTACTGCGTCCGCTGCCCTTGCGGCACTTGGCGGAACGTCAAAGTACACCGCGCAACTTGGAGATGGATCGGCAACGACATACACGATCTCTCACGGTCTTGGAAATATTTGGGTAACCGCCGAAGTGTTCCAGACCTCTAATGGTGAGAAGGTCTACCCAGATATCACTGTGGGACTGACCACGGGAACCCCGAACGGCACCGTTGTCCTAGACTTCTCCCAGGCGCCAAGCAACAACCAGTACAGGGTTGTTATAATCGGGTAAACCCCCGCTAGGAGGTAGCCCGTGCCAAGGATTCTAAATAGGCTCCGACTACCAAAATACTCCTCCGCCCCGTCTTCTCCTGTTTCTGGCGATGTTTACTACGATACCACTGAAAATAAGGTTTACGCCTATAACGGAAGCGCCTGGGTTGACCTCGGCGCTGCTGGCGGTGGTGGTGGTGGTGGTGGGAGCGGCTCAACAGTATTTTTCCAGCCAAACTCCCCAAGTGCAAATGCCGTTGGGGACATTTGGGTGCAGACAGAAACTGCCGCAAGCTTCTCGGACAGCATAATCCTGTATGGTGGTGTTGGCGCTGACGGCGACGAGCAGTTCAACGATACCGCAAACGGCGGGTCTGCATAACTAAAAATCAATAATTGCACTAAGTTTTGCTGTATACTAACAAAATAAATAGCAAGAGGGGTTTACCTTGGCAACGAGGATTATTCTAAGGAAAGATACGTCGGCAAACTGGGCCTCAGCAGACCCAGTGCTTGCCAATGGGGAGATTGGCTATGACACGACCATTGACAGGCTCAAGGTCGGGGACGGCTCTACGGTATGGACCTCTCTGCCGTTTGTCACAAATGTAAGCCTTGCGAGCGGCTCTGATGCTGGTCTACTATCTGCTGCTGGGTACAACGACATCAATGGTGCCACTGACGCAAACACGGCAAGTAAAATTGTTAAACGCGATGCAAGCGGTAACTTTTCAGTAAACCTTATTACTGCCAGCGGAACCCCAAGTAGCGCGGGTCACTTGACCACAAAGTCATATGTGGACGCCGTAGTCAACGGGCTGGATGTTAAGGCAAGCGTTCGCGTTGCAACTACCGAAAATTCCGACCTGTCTGGTCTTGACACAATTGACGGCGTAACCGTGGCTTCTGGAGACCGTATCCTTGTCAAGAATCAAACAACGGCTTCGGAAAATGGTGTTTATCTTGCTGCCGCAGGCTCGTGGTCTCGAGCAACCGACTGCGACGTAAGTGCAGAGGTTACATCTGGTCTGTTTACATTTGTTTCTGAGGGCTCTGTAAATGCGGACTCTGCATGGGTGCTTACCACAAACGACCCGATCACTGTTGGCAGCACTTCGCTTGCATTTACCCAGTTCTCTGGCGCTGGGCAAATCAACGCTGGGGTTGCGCTAACAAAGAACGGCAACACCCTTGATGTTGACCTGATAGATTCAACTTCAAGCACATCCACAAGCGCCGCTGCAACTCCATCTAGCGTTAAATCTGCATACGATCTTGCGGCAACAAAAGCGAAGGTGACAAGGCAGGCAAGTGCCCCGTCTAGCCCAGCAAATGGTGACATCTGGATTGAGTCAGACAACAATAACCTTGGCTATGTGTACGACTCAGCAACAACTTCTTGGATTACCATCAAAGGCGACCTTCCGCCAGACGCAACAACAACCGTCAAGGGTATCGTTATGCTTTCAAGCGCAATAGATTCTACAAATGAAACCAAATCAGCAACACCATTTGCCGTAAAAAGCGCATATGACCTTGCGGCAAATGCATATATCATTGCGGGAAACGCAGAAACCGCCGCGAATGCCGCGGCAGCAGTAGCCCCAACCAATGTCGTCACGGCAAAGGGCGACCTAATTGCTGGGACTGCAAACGCTGCAATAGACAACCTTCCAGTTGGGGCAAACAATACAGTTCTGATTGCAGATTCAGCACAGACAATGGGCATGAGGTGGGGCTCATCTCTTTCAGGTGCAACCCTTGACGGGTCTACGTTTACCGGGGCGTCTACGTTTACCGGGGCTATCGTTGCTCAGGAGCTGAGCGAAACCGTTGTTCCAGTTACCCTCGCAACCAACGTGGGCACAATGGTGTGGACCGATGGGAATATTTTCTACATTGCCACCGCCCCGACTGGCGCAATGACATTTAACGTAACGGGGGTTCCAGAAACTGTTAACAGGATTCAGACGGTAAACGTGTTTGTGACTCAGGGTGCGACTGGATACATTCCTTCTACGTTCCAGATTGGCGGAGCCAGCCAAACCATTAGGTGGTCAGGTGGAAGTGCGCCAACCCCAACCTCATCTGTTGGAAAAATTGACATCTTTAGCTTTACTATGCAGCGCACAGCCTCCGCCGCATGGATTGTCTACGGGTCCTCATCGCTTAACTTCTAGGCCATCATGCCATTTATAAGCAGCGTCAGGGGATCATTTGGTCCGCAAGGGAGATTCGGCAGGAGAGCGGGTCTTTCTGGTTCAACGGGCGGAACCTACACGGAGGCTGGCGGGTACGGGATTCACACCTTTAATTCCGTAGGAAGTTTTTCATTCGTATCTGCTGGCGTTGGGACAGTAGAATATATTGTTGTTGCTGGCGGCGGCGGCGGCGGAACAGACCAAGGGGATGCAGGCGCTGGTGGCGGTGGTGGTGCTGGCGGATTTATCTCAGGAAATCTCGCCGTAACCGCAACCACATATTCCATTACCGTTGGAGACGGCGGTGCTGGAGCACCAGTAAATGCTGGGACAGCAGGCATCAGGGGAACAAGTGGGTCAAACACGGTATTCTCCTCATTCACGGCGATTGGAGGGGGTGGCGGGGGTTCAACCCAGGGGAACATTGCCGGATTGAGCGGTGGCTCTGGCGGTGGGGGGGCAGCGCAAAGCGGTTCTGCTGGCGGCGGGACTGCGGGGCAAGGAAATTCTGGTGGCACAGGGGGTCAGTCAGGTTATGGCGGCGGCGGTGGAGGAGGGGCAACACAGGCCGGAGGAAACAACACCAACGGCTCATCCAGTGGCACCTCACACTTTGGTGGAAATGGTGCGAGCTCGTCTATTTCTGGTACATCTCAAACATATGCTGGCGGTGGTGGCGGCGGATCTCGCAACGGTGTAGGAAGCGGTGGAGCGGGTGGCTCTGGTGGCGGTGGAGCCGGCGGCGCTGGGAGCAATGGATCGGCTGCAACGTACTTTGGAGGCGGCGGTGGCGCTGGGGGAACCTCAAGCAGCTGGACTGGCGGCAACGGCCACAGGGGAATTGTAATCGTAAGGTATGCGATATAATATCGTTCTATGCCCCAGTTCAAAACAACGAAAAACATTTTTGTTGATCCGTGGAACGATGAGCTATTTGATGAAAACTGGATGAACTCCGAATCGGTTTCCTTGCCCCCCAAAAAAGATTGGGACTACAAAAAGGAAATTCGCATTGAGGATGTTGATATCTGGGAGGTTATCTATCAGCAGGGGGGCGGTCTGGGGCTTTATGCGTCTTGGTCCCCGTATGCCGAGTTCTACCTTATTACAAAAGGATTGCAGGGAGTAGAGACGTTTTATGGCAAGAAGTCGGGAGAGCTTGCATACAAAAGAGCAAAAGAACTGGGAATGCAAGTCTCCCTAAGCAAGGTGTGGGTTGAAGATAGCGATATGTGGCTATACAGGGATTAAGGTTTTTTGTTCCACTCAAAGTAGTTAAAGTTAATTACAACCCTATTCTTTGTGTCCGTGGAACTTGATCCCGTATGTGCCATATGTGGGTCAAAAACAAGTAGCCTGCCAGCAACCGACTCAACCTTAGTGCCGTCTTCAAAGAGCGTATACCCGTTATTGCTGTTCAAATAGAAAACCGCACTTTTGCCTGAGTGATTTGTCGTTCCGCCGAGCCCGTAATCAGTATGCATCCCGTACTCAATAATTTCTGGGGTTGCTGGCGTCAGGTTTGCCTTGATACGAATGATCGCCGCAGGTTCAATCGCTTCTAGGATTGGGTTTAAGACCTCTGCGTACTGACTTGATGGCGCATGGTTGCTATAGAAGTTGTGAATAAACTGGAAATTATATAATTCACGAGAGCTTTCAAGGTGAAGGTCCTTTTTAACCTTGTGGTGCAGGTACCAAGGGAAATCCGCACCCAACATAACGCCCTGTATGGACTCAAGGGCAGAACGACCGATAAGATTGTCAATAACCTGATAAGACATTGATGGCCTCCTTGGAACCGATCATAGCAGGGTCGCACCAGAACGTCTAGGACTTGATTTATCGTCTATTTTTAGTATGATCATGTCAATGGAAGCCATTATTAACCTCCTTCTCAGCCCCCAGGATCGAGAGGCCACGGTCCAGCTTCGCCGCGCCACCGCCGCACAGTGGTCGGCAGACAACCCAGTCCTCCTTGAGGGTGAAATCGGTATTGACACCACGACTGGGTATATTAAGGTTGGAAACGGCACCGACACATGGTCCGCGCTTCAGCTTCAGGCCCGCTACCTTACCTCGGTAACCAGCACGGCTACAGATATTGGCGCCACCCCATCCGCCGTAAAGACCGCGTATGATCAGGCGGTCACCGCCACGACAAATGCCGCAACCGCCCAGAGCACTGCGGAAAATGCCGCGGCGACCTCTATCCCAAGGGCAATGGTTACCGCTAAGGGTGATATTATCGCGGCAACAGGAAACGGGGCCCCAGACAACCTTCCGGCTGGGGAAAACAATGCCGTGCTTACGGCTGACTCCTCGGCGGCAACAGGATTGAAATGGGCATCTGCAGACGAATACATGGCGTATATCTTTTTTAATTAAGGAGATATTAAATGGCAAGGACAGAAAAGAAGTTTGGTCAACTTACGCAACCGGCTGCAAACACGCTGCATGAGATTGTTCCAACATCCAGCAACCGAAGAAATGTCCTGCTCAATGTTACTGGACGCGCAAACTCATTTATTACCGCAATCACCGCAACCGCTCCGATAACATTTAATCCAACATCAGTGACGACAGGGCTTGCATCTCAAACTGGGGTTGCAATTACAACCACTGGCGGCAACCCCAGCTACTATAGGGGCATTGGGCTAAACCCAGCAAAGAACACCTTTGTTCTTATTGCATATAACAGCAATCAACAGCCTGGGGTAGTTGGCATTAGCGCAACCGGGCCGACATCTGTTACTACCACTAGCGCGTCGGCAATTAATTACTCTGGTCAGGTCCAGTGGTACAACGCAGATTCAAGCTTCAGCTCCAACGGTCAACTCTGGACAGCGTCAAGCGGATCGTATTTTCTTACCTACCCAATTGTTGTTCTTGATGACACGTGGGCAATGATTTATTACTGGGGAAACACTGGCGCTACGTCTGACTACCGCACGGCAATATTTAGGTACAATGCCGGCGGCAGCCCAACGCCAGTTGGGTATAACGCATCACCAACAAGCGCAACACATCAGTACACCGGTGCTTCCACTTGGCAAGTTGCTGGCGTTTGGCAGATTAGACCAGGCACCACCGCGAACGGTGTGGGGATGCATATGTGGCACCACGCTGGATCTGGTCAGGCAATTGGCTCGAGTGCGGTCGGTATGAGAATCTTTAGGGGCGGGGCCCAAACAGCGACCGCGTTCTGGGCAACAACGGCAAACAGTTCAAATCAAACTGGAACAAAACTTGCAAATTTCTGGCAGGACATTGAATTTAATGCTATCCATAACATATACGCAATAACAAACCCAACACTAACCGCCGCGGACTCTTGGCACGGTGTGGCTTCTTCTGGTGGGACGATTGGAACCGATGGAATTTTGCCGCCAGCTGAAAACGCTAAGTTTGGATTTAGGTTTGTTGCTGCAACCTCTGGGGGCACAGACACCGCAGAGTTCCTGAAGGGTGCAATTACATACCCATCTGGAACGCCTACAACACTCGTCCCAACTGGGGTTGACAAGCCAATCTCTCAAATGCGATGGAGCCCAGACGGCACTCGCCTTGCAGTTATGTTCAACCGATCGCACAGCAACACGGTTTCTTTGAGCGTAACCTCAAGACGCATTGTAAGCAATGTGGCGACACTTACGCTCAATATTGGAAACCTTGCAAGCCATACCTATGTTGCTGGGGATTCAATTACCGTTTCAAGCGTTGCCTCACCGTTTAATGGTACTTTTACAGTTACGGCAGTAACATCAAATACTGTATCGTATGCACTAACAAACGCAGACATCGCAGCGACATCATCAACGGGCTCAGTGTCTGCGACAAAAACAAACAATCTCACCAACAGCGTGATAGCAATTTATACGCGTCAAAATGATGGTAGCTACATTGAAACGCATCAAAGCGGATCAACCATAAGCTTCTCAGCAAATCCACTTCCAAGTGGTCTCGCGTGGAACGGCGAATCAAATATCCTGGCAGTGACTGGGATAAATGCTGGCATATGGCTCTGGTATTTTGGCGGAACTTCCATTTCAAGGAGCACGGTAACCTCCGCTAGCGGGTGGACGGTGACCGCCCCGAACCCACAGGTTACATCTATGACCGCTCCAACCACGGGTGCAAACACCACGATTACCGGCCCAACGTTTATTACGCCAACAGCGCAAGCTTCGTACCTAGGGTATAACCGTTATCCTTCGGTTGTAGAATTCTTGCCAGTCGCTGGAGCCGTCTCGGATCTTCTATACATTGTAAGAGATACTTTGGGCATGAGCGACCAGAGAGATTTCACAAGCACGTGGCAAAACGTAAACAACCTTGGCGGATACTCTGGAACCGCAACAATTTCAAACTATGTAAACACGATAGCGCAATCTCTACCGGTTTCGTCTGGCAACGTAACGCAGTTGTCAAATATTGTTCTTGAGTCTGGTGAACGACTTTATGTTGAGCCAACAGTTTCAAACGCAGTAGACGCAGTTGCATATGGGGTTGAAATCACCTAATGGCGATTACAAGCGTTAGAAAAACATCCATTATTCTTGACGAGTTTACCTCGTCTGGAATTTGGTATAAGCCATCTGGAGCCGTGCAGGTGACCGTGGAGGTTGTGGGCGGAGGCGGCGGTGGCGCTGGCGGAGCGTGGACATCTAGCACCACAAGCGCGCAGAGCCCGTGGCTTGGCGGGCAGGGGGGAGAATCGTACTATGGAACATTCGTGGACCCGGATGCACTGCCAGAGACCGTTGCTATTCTAATTGGCAATGGTGGAAATGGTGGGGCTGCCCCAGCAACAATTGATAACAATCCTAGCGCTGGCGGTGCTGGGACCTCAAGTTCATTCGGCAGCATCCTTGTTGCTGGGGGGGCTGGTGGAACGTCAAGCAGCCCAGCAGCCGCGCAAAGAAACTGGCCATTCGTATGGCCATATGTTGCAACCGGGTATCCAGCACTTCCGCCATCAGTAGTTCCTGGAGCAAGCGGTAGCGTCTCAGTGGGATACGGGGGGTATAGAAACGAGATCGGCGGCGGTGGTGGTGGCACTGGCGGGTACTGGTACAGCACTAGCGCTGCCACCTACTCTCCTGCAACCGCAGGCGGAAAAAGAGAAGCGATTTCTGGATACCTCTGGAGATATGGCGGGGAGGCAACCTTCAATGGCGGTGGCGGTGCGGGCGGTGCTGGCAACGGAAGCACAATTGCCTCAGCCGCTGGAACCGCTGGCACTGCTGGGTCTGGGGGCGGCGGTGGCGCTGCCGCAAACAAGGGCTCTGCGGGGGTGATAGACTGGAATGGCAAGCCTGGTGGAAATGGTGGCGTTCCAGGGGGAGGCGGCGGCAGCGCTGGTTCCAGCTTCACATCGGCTGCAACATCTCGAGGTTCTGGCGGCAATGGCGGAGCCGGAAGGGTTCGCGTTTGGACCCTAGTGGCTGGTAAATAGCATGCAAACAAAACTATTTGCCGTTGTTGTTGATTCGGTGGTTGACGGGGTATATCTCGCTGAAAGCCTTGACCTAATGAGGCAACTTGCCCCATGGGCGGACCTAGTGGTGGATGTAACAGACTACGGTCAATCAACACCATCGGCGGGGTGGCTCCTAGATGATTCTGGGCAATTTGTTGACCCCGAAGCCCCAGAAGATGCCTCCGTAGAGGATACGGAGGAACCAGCCGAAGAAGACCCAGTCTCGTAGACGGATCTTTTCCGTGATCGGTCCTGGCAAACGGGTATAATCGTTAAAACGTTAAGTTGAGGTACTTATGGCAAACAAGGTGTTCGTCTGGAGCGGGTCAGCATGGGTGGAGGTTATTACAGCCGTCGCTGCGCACGCTCAGGAGCACCTTGCGGGCGGACTTGACCCCCTTGTTGTTGGGGCGCCAGAGATTTCATCGGCATACGCAGACAATCGAGAGGTTCTTGTTGCCGACGGGTTTGGTGGTACTAGGTTTGAAAAGCACCCTAACGCCGCCCTATCGTGGTGGATGTCCTAATGGCAACGATTACAAGGCTTGCCGTTAGCAACCCAGCCGAAGACACCGAAACCCTTGCGTTTACGGCAAATTCAACGTATCTTGTATCTGTTATCGCTACGAATAAGAGCCAAGGTGAGTCCTCAAGGGTTTATGTGTGGATTGCCCCCCTCAACGACAACACCGAATCAAGCAGGGGATATATCGCTCACAACCTAACCATAGAGCCGTCTAACACCTATGAAACATTCAAGTTTTCAGTAATTAACACAGACAAGGTATATGTCAAGGCTACAAATGGGCACACCTCGTTTGTCGTTTCTGGCGTTGATCAGGCATAAGGAGCGATAGGTGGCATACGCACGAGGCAAAGAGACGTTGACGCCGGGGATCATCGTAGGCGGTCAAAACGTGTTCGGCAAAGCTTTTTATGGGTTGCGTCTTGATAGCGATACTGGTACACTCACCGTTGACAAGGTGGTAGACGGTACGGCTGTCTACACCCCAGCGGCAGACCTTGTTAACACGTCTGCAGACTATGACCAGTGGGTCTGGACGCAAAATAAACTGGTATTCTCATTTAATGAAAACGGACATCTTTTGATGGAGGTCAGGTAACAATGGCAGAGTTGATTGATCTAGGTAAGTTGCGCTTTGACTTTAAGGGCGCATACGCTGGCGGCACCACCTATGAGCGCAATGACGTTGTTATCTATCAGGGCAGCGCCTATGTCTACAAGAACGCCACCTCCGCGGCTGGGAACGTTCCAACCAATGCGACCTATTGGGACAAGATGTCTCAAGGTGTCAACATTGGTGGCGGAGACTCAGGAAAGCTGCTTACCAACAATGGAACTGATTATGCTTGGACGGCAACACCAGAGGTAACGTCACTTACAACTGTTGGCGATGCAACAATTGGAGATCAGGCACTTGTTGGTTCGGGAGCGACAGCCCTTGCCGCAACGCTGACCAACCCAAAGGTTGTCATAAAAACCAGCGCATCTGACTATGCGCAGGTTGCATTCCAGAATGCAGGCGACACCGCAGACTCATCCACCGACTTTATTGCGTATGCAAACAATGGAACCGATGACGCTGGCTGGATTGACATGGGCATCACGTCAGGAAGCTTTAACGACGAAGAGTTCACCATCACCGGACCACACGACGGCTACATCTTTATGGAAGCGCCAGCGGGGACATCGGGCTCGGGAAATCTTGTTCTTGCCACTGGGGCAAACGGGACAGAAAACAAGATTGTGTTTGCCGCTGGTGGACTAAGCAGCGACAACACGCAAATGATTATCATTCCCGACCAAAATATTCACATTGAGATTCCAACCGCATCAACAAGCCCAACCACCGGCGCGCTTACTGTCGTGGGTGGCGTTGGCATTCAAGGCGACGTAAATATTCAGGGGACCATTGCATTTGGTGGCGCTGGAACAACCGTAGAAACTGATAACCTTTCTGTCAGCGAGCCAATGATTTTCGTTGCCAACGCAAACCCAGCAAACTCACTTGACCTTGGTATTGTTGGCGAAGCGTATGTAACAACCACACTTGACCCAGTTGCAAGCATTACAACAAAGGCAATCGCAAGCAATGTGGCAACACTTGGTGTGACCTACGGTGGGGGGGCCGAGCCAGTTCAGGTTGGGGACACCATCGTTGTAACCGATGTTGACGCAACGTTCAACGGAACATACACCGTTACAGCAAGGACGGGCTCTACGGTCTCTTATGCCAAGACTAATGCAAACATCACGCAAACTGCCGCAACTTCTGCACTTGCAAAAACTGTAACAACTAAGGCGCTTACCTCAAACATTGCAACGCTTACCACTGACGTGACGCATACATTTATTGCTGGAGAGCAGGTGGTTGTTGCTGGGGTGGATGCAACGTTTAACGGCACATATACCATTTTGGCAACTCCAACTACGACAACCTTTACCTATGCAAAAACCGCCTCAGACGTCACGTCCGCCGCATCTGGTGGCGGAACTGCGACGGTAGAAAAGCTTCTTGGGTTTGTCAACGCTACCGATGTATCGCGAACTAGGTACTCGGGGTTTGTAAAAGATGCAAGCGACGGAAAGTGGAAGCTTTTTGACGGCATTAATACAAAGCCAACAACCACGGTAAATTTCGGACAGGCTGGCGTCACCTATGGGTCGCTTAAGGTTGGTGCACTTGAGGCCGATAGCGTTCTTATCAATGGAGCCGCCCCAGCAAGCGAGGCATTCGTAAACAACCAACTTGGTCTTTCGTGGCAGGTGAAAACAGCAAATTATACGCTTGCGTCTGGGGATAACATTTTTGCAGACTCAACCGCAGGATCGTTTACGCTGACACTTCCAGCGTCACCAGCGACAAACACCCGAGCACGCATTCACGACGTCGCCGGTAAGTGGAACACGTTCCCAGTTGTTATTGCAAGAAACGGACAGTTGATTCAGGGCGTTGCGGAAAACCTCAACCTTAACGTGCAGTACGCAACCGTTGAGCTATTCTATGCTGGCTCCTCATATGGTTGGAGAGTCGTGTAATGGCAAATATCTATAGGCTTATAGACCCCAAGGGGTTAGATCCCCTTCCAACATTTGCCACGTGGGATAACACGGGTGGCGGGATCTATGACAGCTATGGCGGGCACGTTGCCGACTACACCATTTCTGGAAACTCTGAGTTTACTAATAACGGAAACATTGTTTCCTCTATTACAAGTCAGGCAAGCAGCAACTCAAGGACTACGGGCTGGCCAAGCTTTACCTGCGCCAATCAGGCAGAGGGAAACTGGACGATCAACCCGCCTGGGATGGGCGGGTTTGGAACTGGATACCGAAGAGAAGACCGCGTGCAGCTTGTGTGGCCAGATTACGGAACTGTCATTGGAAATTCTGGGATTCGCCAACGCATCTCCATCCATGCCAACGGAAACGTAATTTCAGTGTATGCAAGAGGAAGCCTTCTTCCTTATGAGTCGCTCACCACAAACACGTCCACATACAGGAATATTATTGGCGAGCCCGGAACCAACTGCAGGGGCATGATTTCATACAACGACAGGACAAGAACGCTTGCGTATATGGTTTCGGACAGCTCGCTGAACTATCGAGTGCACGTATGGAGGCACCCGCAGGTTTCGCTGAATGAATTGTCATACAAGACTGGTCAGTTGTACAAGTTTTTGACTGAAGCAAAAAGCGCAACGAATGGCGCTTCATATTATTACAACGATTTTGCATTTTCATCAAGCAGCGCCAGCAGCTATACCGAATCTATGCACCACATAAGAATCGTCATGGGCGATAACGGAACCCTTGGGCTTATTCGGTTTACGCCAAGCAACCAAACAATACATCGTTACGCAGTGCTTAATCCTTCGGGAACTTCTATCACCGGAACTGTAACAGCTGTTTCGGACAACACGGTAACGACATCCTACGGGATTGAGCAGGGCGGTTACTACGGAATGCGATCAAATATCACGTGGGACAACCTGTGGGTTGTCGCCTATGCGCCGTACTATTACTACGGCACTGGGTTTGCTTCTCACTTCGTCTACACCCCAGACCCCTCAAAGGGATATAAGTTTCTGAACTCAAACACCTCCACTGGCTGCCAGGTTGTTCCGGTTCAGGAAGGACAATTTCTTTTCCGTCAATCTGACAATACCGACAGCGGGGCTGGCGTGTCCGTGTCGTCCATAGATCCGACTGGGGCTTTTGTTAACGAGCGCAACGCAAGCGGTGCCGCAATTTCTAATGGCGGAACCCTAGTGGCGTCAAGCGCAGCGAATAGCTACGACGTGTTTAACACGAGTACTGCGTATGTGCCCCTGATCCCAATGGGAAGCTGGTACGGCGGAGGGAGATAATGCCTGCCCTCAACCTTAACGAAATCCTTGACCCAACCGTATACATGAGCGGGCTTCCGCTTATTGTCCAAATGGAGGGCACTGCTGGCGCAACGGTTAGATCCTCTTCTGGGGACGCGATGTCTTCGTATACATTTACAACCTCAGAGGGATCAAGCACACTAGCCGGAAGCACCTTCCTAGGGACCACCTCTCTAATTGGCCAGAGCGGCGCCGCCTATATGATTCAATCAACAGCAAACAACACCAACGTAGCGTCGTTACTTCAGGACCCAGCTTCATCTTTTTCTGCTAGCAATTCCAACGCAATGACTGGCAGACCAAACCAAGGAACAAGCGTTTATCCCTACTTTGGGACAACAATTGGCACTATTGGGAAAAGGCAGCGTGCTTCAATCTTTACGAGCGGAACAACAATTCGTATGTATCGTCGCAGCCTACAAACGGCTGCGGAGTCGTTTACCTTGACCCAGCGAACCACTAGCGGTGAGCCGGGAACCGCCAACTCGGGCCAGACCTCCTACAATGAGCGGACAAACAGACTTATTGTGGTAATGAGCGGAACATCTACGTATCGTGTGCATGTTTATACAAATCCGAATATTAACCTGAATAGTTCATCGTATCGGGTTGGCGATTTGTTTAAATTTGTAAACGATGCGTTTAGCGGACTTAATGGCGCCTCCTACTTCTACAATGACTTCACATGGAGCACCTCAAACTCAACATCATACACGGAGTCAATTTCCCACAACAGGTTTATCCTTGGGGACAACAATATTGTCGGCATGTTCCGCATGACTCCAAGTAACCAGTCGGTGGCCGCAAACATGACCCTTAACTCTGGCTCAACGACAACAACAGTTACACAGTTGTGGACATCCTCGTTGACGACCAGCTACGGCATTGAGCAGGGGGCGCTGTATGGATCAAGAACGCAAAATGACTGGGGAAATACATTCGTTGCCGCATACTGCGTGTATTACTATTACGGGTGCGGCATAAAAATTGTGTTCTTCTATGCCGCAGATCCATCTAAGTACTATGTATACACCTACGACGACACCCAGTCTGGGGTATCTATTGCCCCTCAGGGCGTAGGGGGATTTATGCTTAAAATTAACAGCGCAAACAGTGACGGGGTCGGCACTCGAGTGTATGCAATAAATCCAAACGACATGAGGGGAACCTCAATCAACATGAACGGCAGTGGTGTTTCAAACGGTGGAACAGTTGGCCTCCTAAATCCATACTGGGGTTTTGACCTGTACGGAAGCAGCACCCAATACAACATAGTGCATTCAGCGACCTCTTGGTTTACGCCCATGAAAACGATTTTGCAGCCAAGAGACATCACAGGGTAGGTAGCAAGAAGTGCCAAATCAACGCCTAAATGAAGTATTGAATCCGTGGGGGTTTGAAGATCCGCTGCCGACATTCGGTGTTTTGGATGCAAACTCCAACCTAGGCGACCCTTTTGTTGATATATATTGCAGTGATTTTGAAAAGATCGGCAGCGTAAGATTTCAAACTGGCTCCGAGGGCATGCAGGCCTTTGGCGTATCCATTAGAACCGACGCCCAGGTTAGCACGAACTCAGGCGCCGGCATAGCAAACGGAACCAATGCAAACCACTCAGAGGGAAATGTGTGGCTTGACATTCCGGCGACACCGGGACGAGCGGTTCCAATCCCGAGCAACAGTAGTAAGGCCATAATTCAGGCGTATTACGGAACGGTCATTGAGCGACGTGGCGTTCGCCCAAAAATCTCCCTAGCCGCATTTGACGCATCGTGGCTGTATCTATTTGCTCGGGGCGGTCAGCAAATACTTGACCTTGTATTCACTACGACCTGGAGAAACACAACGGGAGAACCAGCAGGAGCGGAGTGTTATGGGCAAATCTCGTACAACATAAGAACGCGCAAGTTGTTGATGGTGTATGGGGACAACTCCAACAATTATCGCGCTCACGTATGGACATTTACGCCAAGCCAGAATTTCAACAAAACGGTTCTTGGCGAGGCTGCCGCACCTAGGACTGGATGGGCGTATTATGACCTTGCCAATGCGTATAACGGATCAAGCGGCGCCTCCTACTTCTACAATGACTTCACATGGAGCACCACGGGCTCCTCGTCGTACACGGAATCTAGGAAGCATAATAAGTTTGTCCTTGGCGACAATGACGTTGTCGGCATGTTCCGCATGACTCCAAGCAATCAGGCGGTAGTTGCAAACCTTACGCTGAACCCCTCGGGGACAACTGCCACAGTGACGGCGCTCACCACCATGACCGCTACAACGTCATATGGAATTGAGCAGGGTGTTCTTTTTGGCTCTAGGACAATGCACACGTGGGATAACGAATGGATGGCTTGCTATTCCCCGTATTACTATTACGGGGCTGGGATCAACATGGTCATCTTTAACACAAAAGACCCAAGCAAGTACTACACCTATCAGCTTCAGGACAGTGCGAACGGGGTTGGTCTTGCCCCGATTGGCGAGAGCAAGTTCATTATTCGCGCACAGCAAAATTCAGATGGTGGAAATGGTGTAACATTTGGTATTATTGACCCAGCGGGGCCCTTCTATTATGGTAGGGGTCCAGCTGGAGAAGCGATTGCGAATGGCGCAGCGCTTCCAGTCACATATGGCGGAATTGGAATGATTGATAGTTATTATACGTCAACAAACTATCCGCAGATTATCCCAATGCAAAATTGGGTTGGAGGTACAGGTTCATGAGAAACGGTTTTTTCACGGAAATAGGTAATTGGGTCTGGGACGAAAATGGCGATCTTCGCACCCCAGTTGATTCAAATCTTGGGCATCGGTTCTATCTTGAGGACGGCGAGGTCAAGGATCGCTATAATGGCGTTTCCGATAACAGCGTCCGAGAGATTGATCACGAACAGGCAATGGAGCGCAACGTCGCTGAGATTGCTGCGTGGGAAGCGCTTCCAGAGCCAAAGGGGTCGCGACCACCAGATCTTCCGCCACTCGTTCTTCCAGGGGAAGAGCCAGAAGCCGAATAGTTTATAAAAGGGAGGAAACATGGCAGAGCCACAGGTAACCGTTGACGACCTCTTGAAGAAAATTGGAAGTCTCGTCATTCAGCTTGAGATGTATCAGCTTCAAGCAGCCGCACTCTCTGAGCGCGTTGCTGGGCTTGAGAAAGAAAACGAAAAGCTCAAGTCGGATGACAAAAAGTAAGTTCGTCTCAATGACGAACAGGCAGCGCAGGGACTTTTTTTCTACGGAGCTGCGAAGGTCGCTAGACCGTAACGGCCTTACCGCAGCGACGCTTGCCCAGCAGTTGTCGTTGAGCTACTACCGTGTGCACCATTGGGTAACGGGCAGGAGCATGCCCTCCCTGCAGACAATTGCATTCATTGCAAACCACCTCAGTGATGACGAGCTGAGCCGAGCGGGAATAGCCGTGCATAATCGAGAATGTAAGAATTGTGGGGAGATATACACGGCAAACTCTCCGCAGGGAAGCTCTAAGCTTTGTGGTCGCCGGTGTCAGCGGCAAAACGAAAGAGTCCGCCAGAAAAGCGGTAGATCCATGGTTAAGAGAAACCCCGACTCTTACGAAAACAAATACAGACTTGCTGTGGCGAATTTCTGCGGAGGGTGCGAGCCTGGCGGCATTTGCCACAATGGCTCGTGCGATCTGCGACCCGTTTCTCCGTTGCCGCTGCTGTCAAAAACCGAGGCAGTTTTTGCCTCTGGCGGCACGCAAAGAATCAACGGTGTTAAGAGCAAATAATAACGCAGAGCGCGTTATTATTGAAAGTGTTGCATAAGTATTAGATAATCTTGTTGCGTGTTAGCAGCGAGGTTTTATGGACACTAAAAGGATTACCGCGGCAGCCATTTTGTGGCTGGTTGCATCCACACTTCTCTTTGGGGCGGTCACCTCACCCGCGCTCGCCCTAGAAGACACAGATGAGTGGGACCAGCAGATTGACTCCAATGGAACAATCACACTCACCGAAGGAACGATTTTGATTCAGGGCAGCAACAATGCTGGCCCCGGATATCCGTGGCAAAACAATGTGACCGGGCTTACCACCGATTCTTCGGCTGGCGAGACGGTCTCTTTTGATTGGTCGTACTGGACTACTGACGGCGCGTTCTATGACCGCGCGCAGATGCTGCTTGACTCAAACTGGGTTGACCTCGCAATCTGGGATCAGGCTGGCTATAACTCACTGCAGCAAAGCGGCACGCAATCTGTGTACATCGCGTCAGGCGGCTTTTTCGGATTCCGCATCCTGAGCATTGACTCGTGCTGCGGCGCAGGATTTCTTCAGATCAACAACACCACGTGGGTCGTTGGACCCGCGCCAACCCCTGAGCCCTCGGTAGAGCCTAGCCCTACCCCAAGCCCGGAGCCTACTAATGAACCATCACCATCTCCAAGCCCTACTCCAACGCCTGAGCCTACGCCTCAGCCCACACCAGAACCAACCCCTACCCCCGAGCCCACCCCGTCTCCAACACCTGAGCCGACTCCAGTACCTCAAACACCTGAGCCCGTATCTCCTAGTCCCAGCCCTGTACCTACTCCTGCACCTACCGAACCCCCTGTAGAACCCTCCCCAGAGCCCTCAGAAGCCCCGATTTCCCCGAACCCTAGTCAGACACCAGATCCAGTAGAACCGAGCCCCAGCGTGGCTCCTAGCCCCACTCCAGAGCCATCTGTAGACCCAAGTGAGGAGCCATCCCCTGAACCAACCCCTGAGCCTGCTCCAGAGAATCCGGTGGAAGCTATTGGAGAGGCGGCTGAGGCGGTCGGAGAAGCGGTTGGCGCGGCTGCAGAAGCAGTTGGAGAGGCTGTTGGGGCGGCTGCGGAAGCGGTCGGAGAAGCAGTAGGCGAAGCCCTTGCCCCGCTTGCAAATTTAGGTAATGATGTTACCGAAGAGGAGCGCGAGGAAGCTGCTCCGACAATCATCGCTGCCGTGGTCATGTCGCAAGTTGCCCAGAACGCTGTGGCTGCTGCGGCTCGTGCTGGCGCATCGTCCC